TTTAATAAGATTGCTGATTTGATATCGAAATGTCCTATTGATGTCTACTCAACAGATAGCGATGCAATCAAAACTGAATATTGTTTAAACGTTAGACCAAACCCAAATGAGTTTGCAACTGATTTTTGGAAACAAGTTGTTATGAAAATGTGTACAAGTAGTGATGGATGTTTAGTTGTACAGATGAGTGATGGAAATATTTATAGAGCTGAAAACTTTACACAGTCAGATGATGTGCTATATCCTAGAACATTTTCAAATGTAGTTATTAGAAGCGGGGATAGGACTTATAAACTAGATAGGATATTTACATCGAATGATGCAGTCTTATTTAAGTATAAAAATGAAAAGTTGTTAGCTTATCTAAATGAAATCAATCAAGAAAATGCGATTGCTTGGAGTGTTGCTATAAAAGGGGTAAAGTCAAAACTTTCAAAATTTAAAATTCAAATGCCGGGAAATATGCAAGTGTATAGTGAAAAAACCCGACAACCAATAACTGAAAATGAGTATACAGAAAAAATTAGAAAGGACCTTTCAAGTGATGATATAAGAGTCATCTTTTCTAGAAACGGACTCGACGTAAGTGCGATTGATAGCAAGTCAACAATGACTGCAAGTGATGTCAAAGCATTAAAAGATGAAGTATTTACAAATGTAGCAATTGCTTTAGGAATTCCAAAAAGTGTTTTCTATGGTGAAGTTACTGAAAAAAGTGATGCTAACAATGAATTTATTACGTATGCTGCTGATCCAATTATTCAAGAGTTAAATGATGGGATGAATGGATGTTGGCTTTCTCAGCTAGAATGGGAAAGAGGGGATAGGATTTTAATCAATACGGATGCAATCAAGCATATTGATGTTATCGAGCAAGCATCTAATCTTGATAAATTATATTCTAATGGCTGGTCCCACAACGATATTTTAAAATTACGTGGTAAACCACCAATCGATGAAGATTGGGCAAATGCCAGAAGATTTACTAAAAACTATGCTACAGGCATGGATGGGAATACGAAAGGGGGTGATGAATAATGAAGAAAGGACATGAAAAGTTCTACGAATTCAAAAAATCAAATGAAGAAATGACTGATCTTTACATCTACGGAGACATCACCTCATACAAATGGGATGAAAGTGATGTAGGTGCCTATGACTTTTTAAAAGAATTAAATGATGTCGATACAGATAACTTAACAGTTCATATCAATTCATATGGTGGTTCTGTAAGTGAAGGTCTTGCAATTCATAATATGATTAAAGAATTCAAAGGAAATGTAACTACTGTATGTGATTCTTTTGCATGTTCGATTGCAAGTGTCATCTTTATGGCAGGAAAAGAAAGAGTCATGCATAAAGGTTCATTGCTGATGATTCATCATGCGTGGACTTGGGCAAGCGGTAATGCTAAAGAGTTAAGAAAGCAAGCAGATGATCTAGATAAAATCACAGAGCCATCGATTGTTATTTATGAAAAAAATTCAAATCTTTCAAGAGATGAAATAGTTGAATTAATGGACAATGAAACATGGATTACTGCAGAAGAAGCTTTAGAAATGGGATTTGCTACATCAATCAAAGAAGATGATGATGCACAGCAATCAATCAATGAAATGTACTTGAACCATCAAGTTATGTTGAATAAGGATTTAGAAAAAGAATTGAATGAGGTAAAAGAAGCATTGAAACTTGAAAAGGCTAAAAATGAAGAGCCATTAACGGGTTGGAATGCTTTTTTTTAATACAAAAAAATAGAAAGGAAAGAGAAAAAAATGAAATTTAATAAAGTAGATAAAGCTACATTAGAAAAAGCAAAAGAGATTTTAGAAAAAGCAGAAGATAAATCTCAAGCAATTTTAGAAGCAGTAGAATTAATCAATGAAACTGCTAATAAGGATTTGATTGAACAAATCTTAAAAGAATCAACAAATGCAAATGCAAAAGTTCAAAACTTCAATAAGTTAGGATTGAGACAATTAACTGATGAAGAAAATAAGTTCTATGATGCTTTAAAAACAGATGTTAAACAAGCTATCGATGGAAAACAAATTGACTTGATTCCAACAACAATCATTGATAACACTTTAGTTGATGTAAAAAAAGCAAGTGATTTATTATCATTAGCATCTTTTGCCCCATCGGATGTTAAAAAGTGGATTTCAGCATCAAAAACAGGTACTTATGCATGGGGTGAATTAACTGATAAAATCAAAAGTGAATTAAATATTGCATTTGAATCATTAAATCTTGAACTAGGTAAACTTAGTGCATTTTTAGTTATTCCAAAAGCAATCAGAGATTTAGCAAATGAATTCGTTGATAAATATTTTATGGCGGTTCTAGCTGAAACAATGAATGATGGATTAGAATATGCATTTTTATATGGAACAGGTATTAATCAACCTATTGGTGTTTTCCGTAAAGTCAGTGAAGTTGAATCAAATGGGGAACACAAAAAGAAAACTAAAGATTCAAAATTAACTGAATTTACTCCTAAAGGATTAGCAACTGCGAAGACTCAATTATCACATGACGGAAAAAGAAGTATTTCTGGTATTGCATTAGTATGTAATCCTAGTGATGAAGCTGCTTATGTAGATCCTGCATTATATGTACAAGCATTAACAGGTGGATATGTGCAAGTATCAAAAGATAAAATTAGAGTAATCCCTACAGCAAATTGTGAAAAAGGTGATGCAGGATTATTTATTGATAAACCGGATTATTACACAATGGGATTATCAGCAATTGAAGTTAAAGAATATGATCAAACAAAAGCAATGGATGATGCAGATGTCATTATTGCAAAAGCTTATGGAAATGGTAGAGCAGTAGATGATGATGTATGTTTCTACTTTGACCCAACAAAATTAGTTGAATATGTTCCTAAATATTTCCAAACTAATGCACAAACACAAGCAACTGAATAATTGAAAAAATGGATAAAAAAGTTATTGATAATTTGATAGATGAAATTAGAAAAGAAAAATTTATTCCTTTTTATTATGAAAATTCATCTATTAAAAATAATATACGTGAGGGAAATTATCGCTTAACAAAACTAGTTGGAACTATTGATTATGATGAAGATTTGACTGCCAGAGCGCTATTAAAAAACTATGTGCTTTATGCATATAATAGTAGAACAGATGAATTCTTTGAAAATTACAGTGATGAGATTTTGTCTTGGCAAATGGACAAAGTTCCTTTGATAAAAAATGATGAAGAAAACTAGTAGAATTCATATGCCCATTTATAATGATGGGCTTTTTGAAGTTTTTGAAATCATAGAAGATGATAGCGTTCAAGCAAATACTTCATTGCAATCAAAAGATATTTCTATGACGTATCAAGAATTAGGAATATCAGACCGATTAAGAAGCGATTTAGACTCTCATGATATTGATATTCAACTAAAAATTAGAGTTCCATATGTCAAAGGATTTATCGATTCAATGAGTGTTTTGAAAATCGATGAACATTATTATAAGGTTTATAACATTTATCACTTTGTTGATAGTAATGGATTTAAACAATCTGATATAACTCTTGTGAATTGGGAAGGAGAATATGATGAAGAAAACGGATTTTGTCAATGCATTAAGTGAGTTAGATATTCCAATCAACGAAGGTCAAAGCTCTGTCAATAATGCAAGTAAATATCCTAGAATCGTTTTTTGGGAAATTGCATGGGATGACAAGCTAGCAAGTGATGATGTCTATATCACTATTGAAACGATTCAAGTATCATTCTTTTCTAGAACATCTAGACATGATAAATTACTTGAATTGAGAGACATGATGCGAAAATTAGGATTGCATCCTACGATCTATCATGAATATGTAGAAGAAAAAAGCAAAGATAGAAATTATTATCATTCTTACTTTTCGGTAGAGTTAGAAGTTGATAATGATGAGTGATACAAGTGAATTTGATGGACTTCTTGATTTTTCAAAAGCATTAGAAGAATATGCAAAAGTATCTGATAATGTA